GACTTTGATAGTCATAAGAAATCACTACAAGAGTTAAGGTCTACTGAATCTGATATCAAATCAGAACTAAGGAGAGTCACTAAAGAAACAAAATTCTTTAAGAACAATGATACATGTCCTACATGTACTCAGGTTATTAATCCAGATTTTAAAAAGGATAAGGTAGATATTCTAACAAAGGATGGTGTATCTCTTACAAAGAAAACAAACGAATTTAAAGAACAGATTTCTACTCTTGTAGAAACTATACAGGAACTAGAAACTATATCTGAAGAGGTATATCAACTTCGTAGTCAGGTATCATCTTATGATAGAGACATTATTCGTTTAGAAAAAGATGTACTTACTATTGAAAAGGAATTAGATAAGTTAGAACATGATACTCCTAACATTGATAAGGAGAATCATATACTAAAGTCTCTTGAATTAGATCTAGAAGATGTCAGAGACAAGTGTGGTAAGGTATCAGAAGAACTAGATGAGTTCAAAGTCGTTGCTAATTTATTGAGAGACTCAGGTATCAAAGCAAAAATTATTAGAAAGTATGTGCCTGTATTCAATAATCTTATTAATAAATATCTTCACAGTATGGATACCTACTTTAACTTTACTCTTGATGAAGAGTTTAATGAAGTTATTAAGAGTAGGTTTAGAGATGAGTTTAGTTACTCATCATTCTCAGAAGGTGAGAAACAAAAGATTGACTTAGCACTTCTCTTTACTTGGAGAGAGGTAGCACGTATGAAGAACTCAGCAGCAACTAATCTGTTGATTCTTGATGAAGTATTTGATAGTTCTCTTGATGCTGCTGCAACAAATGATCTAATCAGTATACTTTTAAAACTAGGTGCTGACACAAATTTATTTGTGATATCACATAAAGGTGAAATTCTTATGGATAAATTCAAACGAACTTTATCCTTTGAAAAGATAAATGATTTCAGTAAAATGGTAGATGATGCATAAAGCTTGGAAAATATGGAAGTACTCATTAGGATCTTTTAATGATGAAACAACGAAGGAATATGATAATGCTGTGGTCGTTGTTCGATCTGTTATCTGTGCTTGGTATCTCATTACTAATTGTTTTATTATATCAGGGGTAGTACGACATTGGAATGCCAATCAGAAAAGTGGCACACAAGTGGTCGCACCTGTTGACAGTTCCGCTATAATAAAGACATCTAAGGAACAGCAATGAACATCAATCAAGAAGTCAAAGGAACACTCGCTAGACTACTAGCAACAGAAAACCTTACAGTAGAGCATCGTAAGGTAAGCACAGCATATTTCGATACAGAGAAGCGTCTACTATGTCTTCCTATCTGGAAGAATGCTTCTAACACAGTATACGATCTTCTAGTAGGTCATGAGGTAGGACATGCACTATACACACCTAACGAAAGACCAGATAATGTTAACAAGTCATTCCTTAATGTTCTAGAGGATGTAAGAATCGAGAAGTTGATGAGAGCAGCATATCCAGGTCTTAAGAAAACTTTCTTCAATGGATATGCAGAGTTATGGAAGGATGACTTCTTTGGTGTTGCTAACGAAGATGTAAATGAGATTGCTTTTATTGATCGTATCAATCTATTCTACAAAGGTTGCTATGACATGGAGTTCACTGATGAAGAGAGAGTATATGTAGAACGTGCAGGTGCAACAAAAACTTTTGATGAAGTTGTAGAACTAGCAATCGAACTATATGGTTTGATGGAAGAGAAAGATCTAGAGAAACTTGCATCATTACCTAACGAAGGAAATGACATGGACTTTGATTTAGATGACTTTGAAATGACTCCATCTCAATCAGACAATCAAGGTGAAGAGCAAAGAATTGACTCTAAGAAACCTGCTCAGTCAGACTCTAATCCAGAAGATGAGGGAGATGAAGATGAGCAAGATGCACCACTACCTTCTACTATGGGTGGAGATACAGGTACTGTTGAGACAGAAGCAAAAACAGATGCAGCATTTATAGAAGCATTAGATTCATTAATTGATGAGGATGCTAAAGAGTGGGTTTACTTAGACTTACCAAAGATCGACTTAGACAAATTCATCATACCTTCTAAGCAAATTACAGAGACACTATACTATCACTTCAACGGTAGAGCAATGTCTTCACGTGAGACACAAGACTGGTATATGGAGCAACTTAACTATGGAATCAGAAAGTATCTTGATTTCAAAAAGTCAGCATCTAAAACTGTAAACTATCTTGTAAAACAGTTTGAAATGAAGAAGTCTGCAGAGAACTACAAGAGACAGGCAACTTCTAAGACAGGTGTTATCAATACAAATGCACTTCACAAGTACAAGTTAACAGATGATATCTTTAAGAAAATCACTGTTGTTCCAGATGGTAAGAATCACGGTCTTGTAATGTATCTTGACTGGTCTGGTTCTATGTCTTGGACTATCCTTGATACACTTAAGCAAGTATACAATCTAGTTTGGTTCTGCAAAAAAGTAAACATTCCATTCAGAGTATACGGATTTGCTAGTGGTTTCAAAGGTGGTAGAGGTTACTACTATCATGGTAATGATCATACTCATCCATGCATGTCACCAAAAGAAAATCAGTTAGCGATTGGTGATGATGTAGATTTACTAGAGTTCTTATCTTCTAGACAACGCACTAGAGATCTTGAAGAGTCAATGAAGTATCTCTTCCTACAGTGCCACAGTTTCCATAACTCACAGTTAGGATATTGTCAAGAGTATAGTTTAGGTGGAACTCCATTAGCAGAAGCACTATATGCTTCACGTCAAATTGTTGACAGACTAAAGAAAGAAGAGAAAGTATCTAAAGTAAATGTTATCTGTCTAACTGATGGCGAAGCACAACCAATGAACTTCACTGCTAAGTCAACTTATGAGCACAACGAAGGTCAGTGGTATTCAAAGAGTCTAGCAACTACTTATGGTAAAGTTTACTTCTTACGTGATAGAACAACTGGTTACACTAAGAAAATAGATACTTGCTCAAGTGCTACTACATCAGGTATCGTAGGTTTCCTTAGAGAAATTACTGATTACAACTGGGTAGGTATTCGTCTATGCAACAAAGGTGATGCAAATCGTATGTTCAGACAGTACGCTATGGCAGACTATGAGAAACTAGATAAGCAATGGAGAAAAGAAAGATGGGCATCTATCAAGAATGACTGTGGATTTACTGAAGCATTCTTCATGCCTGACAGAGGTAACGGAGAAGGAACTCAGGATATCGAAGTCAAGCAAAAGAGTGAGGTTGCTACTAAGGCAGAACTACAACGTGCATTCAAAAAGCACATGGGTTCTAAGATGACTAACAAGACAATCCTCAACGCATTCATCAATCAAATAGCATGAGTCTCTGGAAAAATTATCAGGAAGCGGTTTTTGAAACGTTTCCTGATTTGACATTTGAAAAACAACATGTTCACTGGATCAATGACAGGGGAGTAAACCTCACTGCTGACTTGTATTCTGGTAAACATTTTATTAAGTCTAGGCATGTTGATATATGGGATGACAAACTAAACATTCATAACAATGTAATCTATCCTAAGACAGGACATAACCTTCCCTGTTTTGGTATGGATCTCATGGGGTTCTTTGAAAAGAAAGTCATCATAGTATTTGACTTCCAACATCCTGTAGAAAAATATCTAATGTCTGTACCTGAGTTACCAAAAGCAGAAGGAACATATAGATTCTTTGAACCTGGTAATCATTTTTCTGAAAATATATTTGTTAGGTATTGCACTATGTCTGAGGTAGATGATTATCTTCCTGACTTTAAAAAATATCTATCGGTATATAAAAAGATGTTAGATGAAGCACAACCCACAGGAGAGGATACTAGTTGCTATAATGATTTTGATAAGTATATGATAAGACTTGACCCTATCTCAGGATATCTAGGTAGTGCTTTTGGTAAAGAAGAATCAGATAAACTAATCAAGGAGTTCTTTTTCAGTTATGCATAATATTAATCAGGACATAGCAGTTCTATTAGCATACTGTATGCAGGACTTTGAAGGTGTAGAACCATTAAAGTGTCCTATGCCAGAAGTTAAAAGGGAAGATCTTATCATTAGAAATACAATGTACAAGACACCTAAACTTAGGAAGATACATTTAGAACTAGCAGAACTAAAAGGATTAAAGATACTACACTGTGTATTTTTTCCAGACCCTAATTATAATTTACCTATCTTTGGATGTGATATAGTTGCTAACGATAAGATTGTTAGTGCTGCTATTGTTGACGTATCACCAGTAAAAGGATTTGAAGAGTGGGATAAGATTAGAGATATTAGTAATGCTTTTGACTTTAGTGAGAAGAGACATATACCTGCATGGGGTGATGATGTATTTTCTCCTTATGCTAAGTTTATGCGTTTAAGTAATGACAAAGACATATCAAACTTCTATGTTCTTGTAGTAAACTATTTAAAAACATATTGTGATCTAGTAGATTCTGCTGAAAAGGATGACAACTGGATCATGACTATGCTAAGATATGATGACCAGATTCATTATTGTAAACAACAAAAAAAGAATGACAAAACACGTGCCATTCTTGTAAATTTATTTGATGAAACTTGGGCAAATGATTACATAGATAATGTACTATTTGACCTTCCTAGGATTAAATAGATTCCAGTTCTTATTAAAGATCACATCTAAGTAAACCCACTTTGCATAGTGGACTCCACGATAACACAGCAGGGCAAAGACCTTCTCAGGATTATGAATTTCTGGATCGTATTCTGGAACATCTGGTATCTTCCAATTAATTTGTAACATTGTCTTTACCTCCTGTAATATTTAGTGTTCGGAGATCCTAACAAAACAGTTCAAGCAAGCACACTTTTATGAAAACTACTAAATGGTCTGCCTATATTCTATTACAATCTAATAGATTAACTAAAGTAGAATTTACAACCGAATCAAATTTAAGAGAAGATGCTGAACAACGTTGTAAAGCGATGTATGGAGTAAGTGATATCAGACAGCTTAAAAGAGAGTGGACAGTTTAATTAGTGTACCACCTGGCTTGCAAATGGTATCGTTTACTATTATAATAAATGTATAAATAAATGATTCCGATTACATCATGACTTTCCAACCAATCTTTACTAAAGACGATCTCCTTAACTTCTTTCAAGCAGGAGACATAGACACAGAACAAGTAAAAGCATTCGCTACAAAATACAATGTTCAGATTCAAAGTGTCACCAAGAGAATGAACAAACTTCCACAGTTCCAGAAACTAGGTCGTGGTCGTTGGAATCTTACTGCACAAGAAATTCATAAGGCATTTGTTGCACCTTCTGCACAACCTGCTGTTGAGGCATCTTACATTCCTGATAAGGACAACACCTATGTTCCTTTCGGTAACTACAATAGTCTCAAGAAGATTATACAGTCTAAGATGTTCTATCCTGCGTTCATCACTGGTCTATCTGGTAACGGAAAGACTTTCTCTGTTGAGCAAGCATGTGCTGCTCTAGGACGTGAGTTGATCAGAGTCAACATTACTATCGAGACAGATGAAGATGATCTTATCGGTGGTTTCCGTCTTAACGATGGGTCAACTGTATGGCATAACGGTCCTGTTATTGAAGCACTCGAAAGAGGTGCAGTACTTCTCCTAGACGAGATCGACCTAGCATCTAACAAGATTCTATGTTTACAATCTATCCTTGAAGGTAAGGGTGTATTCCTTAAGAAAATTGGAAGATTTGTAAAACCTGCTGCAGGTTTCACGATTATAGCCACCGCTAATACAAAAGGAAAAGGTTCTGACGATGGTAGATTCATAGGAACTAATGTTCTTAACGAAGCATTCCTTGAGAGATTCCCTATCACTTTTGAGCAAGAGTATCCATCTGCATCTATTGAGAATAAGATTCTATCAAATCAAGGATGTGATAAAGAGTTCGCAGAGAACCTAGTCAAGTGGGCAAGTATCATCCGTAAGACATTCTTTGATGGTGGTGTTGATGAAGTGATTACAACACGTAGACTTGTTCACATTGTTCAAGCATTCAACATCTTCAACAACAGATTGACTGCTATCACTCATTGTGTTAACCGTTTCGATGATGACACTAAGCAATCATTCCTTGATCTTTATACTAAAGTTGACGCAGGGGAAGAAACAGAGTATAATGAAGGGGAATAATAACCCTTCATTATGAGGAAATACAATGAGGATGGATATCTAAAAGAGATTTCCGAATACATTGCTAATACATACCGAGGTCATTATTCTGTAGGAAACGTACAGACTCTTGACCTCATTGACTCTGTTGGTGATGCTGAAGCATTCTGTAGAAGTAATGTTCTAAAGTATGCATCACGTTATGATAGGAAAGGGACAGCAAGAAAGGACATTCTAAAGATTGTTCACTATGGTCTACTCCTCCTACACTTCAACGACAAACGCGAAAAAGCAAATCAAACTAATGCAGGAACTCCTTCTGCCTTTACTGTAGATTACGACAAATGATTATGATTACCAAACCCACTATTGAAATTCTAAAGAACTTTTGTTCTATCAACAAGTCTCTTGTTATTAAACCTGGCAATAGGTTAAGTACATTAAGTATCAATAAAAATATTCTTGCCTATGCTGATGTTGAGGAACAGTTTGATTCACAGATGTCTATCTATGATCTCTCAACATTTTTAGGTGGGTTATCTTTATTTGAGAAACCATCTATTGATACATCAAAAGAGAATTATGTAACTGTTAGTGATGCTGCAGGACGTTCTAAAACTAGATTCTTCTATGCCGATCCTGATATTATTACACAACCTCCAGAGAAGGAAATTACTCTTCCTAGTCAGGATGTTAGTTTCCATCTTGATGCTAATGTTCTTCAGCAACTTCAACGTGCTGCTTCAGTATATCAACTACCAGACTTATGTCTTTATGGTGACAGTGAAGTAATGAACTTGACTGTATGTGATAAGAAGAATGATACATCAAACAGTTATTCAGTTGAAGTAGGATCTACAGATGCTGAGTTCTGCTATTGTTTCAGAGTTGAAAATTTAAAACTATTACCTGGTGCATATGATGTGTCAATAAGTAAAACTAACGTTGCACTCTTCCAAGGTAATGGGATAAAATATTTTATAGCACTAGAACCAAACACATGAACATCTTTGTGACTGATCCTGACCCTGTTAAATCAGCACAAGTCTTACCAGACAAACACATAGTAAAGATGCCATTAGAAACATGTCAAATGCTTTCTATTGTTGCATCAGAGAAATGGGGTCATGGATTTGGTGTTCTACCTAAAGTAGATGGAGCACCATACAAAACAGATAAGGGTGCATTTCGTAATCACCCTTGTACTATCTGGGCACAGAATAACTTTCGTTGGTTGATAGAACATGGTCTTGCATTGTGTGCAGAATATACACACAGATATAACAAGACACATAGTTGTCAATACACCATAGAGTGTGCGGATATTATTTTTCCAGATTGTCCACCACCAACATCATTCGTATTCGCAGGTCCTGATCAATTCAAGTATGATACTAGCATTGACATCTTTACTGCATACAAAAGATATGTTGCATTTAAACCTTGGGTCTCCACTAATTACTTACGTGACCCATCTCGCAAACCAGAGTGGGTATGAGAGTAGATAGACACTGGGATCCAGTAGACAATCTGGAACAAGAACTTCTAACAGAACTTGAAGGTATCACCAAACAACTTGGTGGTAACATGACTAAATTGACTAAAGTTGATTCTACTGGTAGAATGAGCACTGTCATTCAAATTGAATATAACATTACTACATCATGAATGATTTTTTATGGGTGGAGAAATACAGACCAAAAAAGATTGAGCACTGTATTCTTCCATCAAATGTGAAAGAGACTTTTACTAGTTTCGTAAAGCAAGGAGAGATACCAAATCTCTTGTTGTCAGGAACAGCAGGAGTCGGTAAAACAACTATTGCAAAAGCATTATGCAATGAATTAGGAGCAGACTTCTATGTTATTAATGGGTCTGATGAGGGTAGATTCTTGGACACTGTACGCAATCAGGCAAAGACCTTTGCTGCTACTGTTTCTCTTACATCTGAATCTCGTCATAAAATTCTCATTATTGATGAAGCGGACAATACGACACCCGACGTACAATTACTCTTACGTGCCTCAATCGAGGAGTTCCAGAAAAACTGTCGGTTCATATTCACATGTAATTTTAAGAATAAAATAATTGAACCTCTACACTCTAGAACAACTGTTATTGATTTTAATGTTCGTGGAAAAACAAAACAAGAACTCGCTAGTAAATTCTTTGAACGGTGTCGTGGGATTCTTGTTGCAGAAGATATACAATACACTGATTCTGTGGTCGCTCAAGTCGTCCAGAAATACTTCCCAGACTTTAGAAGAACACTCAACGAATTACAGAGATACGCATCTACAGGAAAGATAGATACTGGTATCTTAGCAACCCTTGGTGATGCTAAGATAGATCCACTTGTAGCATCATTAAAGAACAAGAAATTCAATGATGTTAAAAAGTGGGTTCAACAAAATATAGACAACGATCCCATATCTATCATGCGTAAACTGTATGATAGTTTACCTACAACAGTAGATAGTCCTAGTGTTGCTGCAGCAGTTTTAATAATTGCTGAGTATCAATACAAGGCAGCATTTGTTGTAGACCAAGAGATAAACTTATTAGCTTGTCTTACCCAAATTATGTTGGAGTGTAACTTTAAATGACTAACAAATTTATGAGAAAACGTGAGAAGATCAGAGCACAAATGAAGTCCAGATTCTATTACTTGTTCTGGGGTGCTATGGCAGGTGCTGTTGTAGGTGGACAAATTTATGTTGGTACATCTTATCGTGCAATGGCAAGATCAATGAACAGATGGTTTGAAGAAACTATTGATATCATTCAACCAGTGCCTATTCCAAGAGGTCGTTACTTACCTATAATTCCACCTCCTATGGATTGGCATTCTGAGGACATGGTAATCAAATGAAAAAGATAGGGATATTTCCAACAAATATCTTTGAGTTTCAATTACATGATCTCCAACTTCGGGATGATGTCTATAGTTATATTGACACTCTTAAGATGAGTCGGTTTAACTTTCCACATAGAGTCATGAGTTCTCATGGTGATCTTCATAAACACGAAGAACTTAAACCATTATATGATTGGTTTCATCAGTGTTTAGAAGAGGCAAGAGTAGCAGAAGGATTACAATGTGAAAGTTTAAAGATATCATTGTCATGGGCAAACTGGGCACCTAAACAATCTGGTGCAGGTCACCCAATGCATAGACATAACTATGCGTACTACTCTGCTGTATATTATCTTACAGAAGGATCACCTACAGTCTTTTTAGATCCTGTAGATATTAGAGGGTTAGATACTCTTGAAATATTACAGGGAGATAGAGAGAGTGTTCCTAATGAAAAAGAAATAGTTGCAGAACCTGGTAAACTAATTCTATTTCCTGGTTGGTTAAGACATTGTTCAGCACCACATCATCAGGACTTTAATAGATTTACTATATCATTCAACAGTCTTCCTGATGGTGCCATTAACGGTGGTCCTGGTGGAGTTCCAGTTGCAACCTTGAAAGTATTATGATGAAAACCCCATTGCGTTATCCTGGTGGCAAGTCTCGTGCCACAAAAAAGATAGCACAATTTCTTCCAGATCTTACAAAGTATAAATCATATCATGAACCATTCTTAGGAGGTGGGTCTGTTGCATTATACATTGCTCAAACTTATCCTCACCTAGACATCTGGGTGAATGATCTATATACACCATTAATAGAATTTTGGCAAACCCTAGCATCCAAAGGAGATGAACTCTACGATGAACTTATTCAACTTAAGCACAAACATAGTAACCCTGAGACAGCTAGAAAACTTTTTATCGAAGCTAAAGAGTATCTCGATAGAGAAACCTCAACCACATTTGATCGCTCCGTTAGTTTTTATATTGTTAATAAGTGTAGCTTTAGTGGTCTCACAGAATCGTCCTCCTTCTCCCCTCAAGCCTCCGACAACAACTTCACAGTTAGAGGCATTGAAAAGTTAAAATATTATAGGAGTATCATTGAAACTTGGAAAATCACCAACACGACGTACGAGGAACTATACACTGATAGTGTGGGCACTTTTACTTACCTTGACCCACCTTATGAAATCAGATCTTCATTGTACGGAAAGCGAGGTAGGATGCACAAAGGATTCGATCACGATAAATTCTATGAAAACTGTGATCACTCCTGTGGACACATGATGGTATCATATAATAGTTCTCAGTTAATTAAAGATAGATTTGTAGACTGGGATGCACAAGAGTACGATCACACCTACACTATGAGATCAGTAGGTGACTACATGAAAGATCAACAAGACAGAAAAGAATTACTTTTATTAAATTATGGCATACGATGATCGTTATCCTCTAAAGGATTATTTGAATAGTATTAATTACACTAAGGATTACCTCATGGAAGAGGATCCAGACTGGGAAAAGAATTACCCAACTTATGTTATTAATAAGTGTATGTCACATCATATGGATACTATTGTCTTTGCTAATGAAATGAATAGATATCCTAATTTAGATAAACGTTTGCAATATGATTTTTATATACATACTGTTAGACCCAAAAGAAGATTTTCTCCTTGGGCAAAGAAACAGCAAGTGAAAGATCTTGACCTTGTGAAAAAATACTATGGTTATAGTAGTGAAAAAGCAAATCAAGCCTTACGGATCTTAACTCCTGACCAACTTAACTACATTAGACAAAAACTGAGCAAGGGAGGCAAGAAATGAATGATGTGGATTGGACTAAAGATGATATGGTTGAAGTCACTCTTAAAGAACCAGATGACTTCTTAAAAATAAGAGAGACTCTTACTCGTATAGGTGTAGCATCTAGAAAAGAAAGAAAGTTATACCAGTCATGTCATATTCTTCATAAGAAAGGACAGTATTACATAGTACATTTCAAAGAGTTATTTGCATTAGACGGTAAGAAAGCAAATCTTTCAGAGAATGATCTACAACGCAGGAATAGAATTATTAAACTACTGTCTGATTGGGGACTAGTAGAGATTGTTAAGGTATCAGATGTGGTAGATGTAGCACCACTAAGTCAGATAAAGGTAATAGCATACAGGGAAAAGGGAGAGTGGATCCTTGAGTCCAAGTATAACATCGGTAAAAAGAGACAAGTATCAGAATGATATATAGAGTAGGTAAACTCTAAATCATGACAGAAGCAGTTAAAAAAGAAGACCCTAAGAAGAAAGGTATCCTAGGTAAGCTTAAAGAAGCAGCAGACGATAAAGAAGAGCAACTCGCTATTCTTTCTACATTTGTAAGATTGGCAGTGCTTGTGTGGTCCGCAGGGATCTTGACATTAGCATATGTTAAATTGCCTACTGCATTTAAAATACCAGAACAAAAACTGGATCCAACTTTCATAGCTTCGGTCTTTACTGGTACGCTAGCTACTTTTGGCGTACAAGCGGCTGGTAAGAAAAAGAATGGTGAGAATGGTGGAGGAGCAAACATATCTAAAAAAGATATGGAGTTCCTTATTGCTAAAGCATCAGAGACTGCACCTGCTCAAACTATAAGAATTGAGTCAGCACCTGTCAAAATCGTCCCTGATAAATAAGATCATGCAAAAAATTATTAATGTACTTGCTATTGCGTCTACTGTTGTATCTGCTACCGTTGTTGGTGGTGGTATATACGTATACCTCAATAGGGCATCCATCATTGATGGAGTTAAATCTAAAGTTATGGAATCAGTTATGCCATCTGTACCAGGTATTGATGGATTGGGTTCTGGAACTACACCAGACGTAGGACTTCCAGAACTTCCTGTGTCAGATGTAGAAGTTCCTAGTTTTTAAGAGGTAATTATGAATAAATGGATAGGTATTAGTCTGGGAGGAATCTTAGGCATAACACATATAGGTATGATTGGTATGATTGCTACTCAGAAAGGTAGTAAATTACCTAAGATTGATATACCTCATGGTGACTATACTTCTTATGTTATCTCAGCAAGCGAAGAAGGATATAAAATAAGTTATTCAGCAAACGATCCAAAGACAGCATTCATTACTAGAGATATTAAAGAGAAAGGTGGATTCCTAGGACTTGCAAATAATACTACTAAGGTTACAGAAGAGTACTTCATGGATGGTCAGATCAATCAGGGAGGACCTGTATCTAACAATAGGTCTTGGATAGATATGCCACCTGGTTTGACTGCAGGTCAGGCAGCTGCAATAGATGAGATCAGAAAAAGTGAAGCATGTATCGAAGCAGTCGGTGCAGCAAAAGGAACTGGGAGACTGGTTGGGACTAGCATTGGTGCTGCTGCTGCTCCTAGTCTTTCCTCTATTCCCTTTGTTGGTTGGGTTGCTGCAGGTTGGGTAGCAATGTTTGGTGGAGATCAAGGTGCAGATATAGGTGGTAACATGGCAGAAGATTTAAACAAGAACTGCTAATGCAGACTGTTGATAATTTTTTAAGTGCTGAAGAGTTCAATGATTTGGAGTCTCGCATACTAGGAGACCATATTGATTGGTATTGGAATGATGGTATTACTCATGAGGGTGATGGGTTATTCCAATTTACTCATACTATATTTGATGCACCTAAAGATCAGAAGAGTCCTTTGTTCTATCATTGCAAATCAATATTAAATAAACTAGGTGGTGCTGTTTATAGAATAAAAGCAAACCTAACTATTAAAACTGAATCACATACATACACTGGTTATCATACAGATTTTACTGAAGAGGAATTTGTAGGACAGACTGGTGTTTTTTATATGAATACTAACAATGGATGGACTGAGTTTAAATCTGGTATAAAGGTAAATAGTATTGCAAACCGCATGTTAATATTTGATTCTAAGTACGAACATGTAGGTGTAACATCTACTGACAGTAATCGTAGAGTCGTTCTAAATTTTAATTTTAAGTAATGGATTTTCAAAAAATAACTACAGGAGTAACAGCAGCAGCAGTTGTAGGGACTGGTGCAGTAGTTGGTGGTGGTCAAGTTATTGACAATATGAATGACGGTCCTGCCAAGAGACAAGAAGCACAATTAGAAGAGATAAGAAAAGTTATCAGAGAAGAGATTTATATACAACTAGTAGAGAACTGGCCAAAGACTTCAGGTCCTGTGAAAGGTTATCAAGTTAATCCTATACCTAAGAAGTAGGTTTTCTAGGAGGCAATCCTTTTTTCTTACGATACTCATCCGTTATAATATCTTGACGAGTGGGTTTCGTAACTTTTTTACCTAATTTTTTCTGAACGGTATTAGATAGTTTTTTGATAATTGGTTTAAAGACTCTTAGTGCTAAGTCTGCTAATGGTTTAGCAAAGATAGCAGATGCTGTTGCGACTGTTGCTATTATTGCAGTGGTGCTGACTGCTCCTGCTGAAGGTACAAACTGTTCCACTGCAGGAACTGGTTCCCAAATCGTTTCACAGATCAATCCATCAGGTGTTAGTTTATATTCTTTAACTTGCTCATCACCTTTCTGGTTTCTATCACCTATACGTCTAGCATTAGGTGGAGGACACTCTATTTCTTTGTCAGTAGGAGGTGTCTTTGGTGGTGTTACATCTGTCTCAGGGGGTTCTGGTAAATCATTACTAGTATCAATACCTTCTGCTTCTTCTGGTTCAACGTATACTGTTTGCCAAGACAATTCTCTAGCATCATACTCAGGTGGTTCATAGTATGGCATACCACCATCACATAATACTACGTTCTGTTTAGGATCATCATTTACTAGTTGTTTATTCTTATTAACAGGATTCTTTGCGTTCTCTTTATTGACTTTTACACAACCTGGCATGTTTACAATAGGAGTTCCTATCAATGTTGTTACTGGAACTTCTATTGGTAAAGCACTGTACGGTGAGTAGACCCAATTATGTTGAATGGGTCTAATACCTATGTAATTATTTCCAACAGGACGAATGGTAATATTAGGTATACCTGCATTATTTAATTGTATATTTTGTATTTCATTTATCGGCATTGATATCACCTATTGACATTTCAAAGTCTTTGGGATCATTGCTATTAGGTTGTTTCCATTTAGGTTGTGGTGTTACATGTTGATGTGGTATCACTTGACCACCAGGAGCTGTTACTACTACGTCAGCACATATGGTATGGTAAGGAGATTTAGGATGGAAAAATATTCCACCCTTTTTTAATTCACCACAGTTTTTCAATCTTGCTAATTCAAAGTCTAATCTCTTATTAGCTACGTTTTGATTTTGTAAATCTATCTGAGCCTGTGCTGCCTCATGGCATTGTTTAGTTAACTTCTTATTCATAGGTATTGATAGGGTAGCAGACAATCCTATATTAAATGATTGGTTTGCTTTCATATCAGTACGAATAGGTTTTCTCCATAAAACTTGACCAGGATTATCAGGTCTACCGTCAGGTCCGTCTACATCAACTCTGATATCCATGTCAGCACCATCTTCAAACCATCTACTACCGTCATCTTTGGTTCGGGTATCATACCATGTTTCCCAAGGGTAGTTCTTAACCGTAATAGTTTGTGTGGTTGTCCGACCTGTAAAGTCAGTAGCATCATATTGTGGTTCGTAATATACGTCCTCCCAAGGATCCTTTCTTGAATCTGCAAATTGAATGTATGGTGTAACGTTAAGTGTACTACCTTGACACTGAACACCACCACCATAGGTATTAGTTATATACGGTCCCTGTAAAACTTGTATAGCTTGATTGGTCACTGAGCCACTGGAATTTGCTATTGGATTCGCTGTGGCAGAAACACCTCCGACACTTTCTGCTAGTACTACTGTTGGAGATAAAAGACTAGTTATGGTCGCTATTGCGTAAACGTACTTGTTGTGTCGGTGACGCTTTGGATAGTAGTGGTACGCTGTATTATTGTCTGGTTGGTCATGCCTGGGCCTTGATAGCTCTGAGTGAATTGGAACGCTTCTCCTGGTGTTGTCATGGTGAAGTTGTTCGCTTGAGTGAAGTCTAAACTGTCGAAGGAACTTGTTACAGTTCCTGATACGTTTACTCCACTTGCTGAAGTTGCTGATTGTGAAGGAGTCACTGTCACTGTGGAAGTGTTCACTGGTGGGTTGAGTGCTTCTCCATTGTTTGAAACCCCGACCCCTGTTACTGAGTATTCCCATCCTGTACGATAATCTATTGAAAATATGGTCTCCTGGACCGTGGATTCAGTTTCCGTGTGGCTTGTCATGGAGCCTTGTTGGAAATTTGGTACGACTGGAACCGCAAGGGTTCTCAGTGGTATACCCATGAAACATATCACTAGTAGTACTATACGTTTCATAATATTATATAGTCGCTTTATCTGATTGTGATTTCTGTGACGAATTGTCCAGTAGCTGAAGTTCCACTTCCACCTGCTGTTAGTGTCATTGCTCCAGATGTACCAAGGGTTCCAGCTAAGGTATCTTTAGTACCAGGTGCTGTAGAAACTATGTTACTGTAACCTAATACATCACCTACATCAGCAGCAGTAGTAACAATAGCATCACCAGTTGTTATATTCTGAGTGAAACTATATGAATTTCCTTGAGTTGTCTGTGCTACATCAGGAAGTGCAAAAGTTGCTACACCTGCAGTGCTTACAGCAGAGATACCACCTAAGTTACTAGCAGCACTACCACCAGACGGTGTAATAGTTGTGCTGACACCAGATCCACTGGTGCTATAAGAGTTACCTGCTCGTGATACCTGAGTATAGCCCGCATCAACCTGTAGTTGAACAGAGCTAGTCAGTTTATGAGTGAGGTCTGCTCTCGCTGCCATTGGACTCATCAAACCAATCATACCGAAAAAGATTAATGCTTTCTTCATTTTCTTCTAAGTAGATATAACTATCTGATCTATATAGGTGTCGAGAACCCCCTAGAAATGTTCGGAATGTACCGTTTGCTTATACCTGAGTCTATGGTTAAATAGTATTGTCGCCTTCGGGGACACAATTTACACTCGCTTACTTAAGGAGAACCATTATGGAAAAAATAGAAAGGTATCGCTCTACCGATTTACCAGATCTTTTAGATAAGATTTCAAGAAACAGTATTGGACTAGACAACTACTTCGATCAGTTTTTTAATATTCCTTCTTCCAACTATCCACCTTATAATTTAATTAACTTGAATAATCATGAGTCTAGACTAGAGATTGCTCTAGCAGGATTCAAAAAGGAAGAGGTAAAAGTCTACACAGAATATGGAAAACTAGTAGTAGAAGGAACTAAACCAGAAGAGAAACAAACCACAGAGTACTTCCACAGAGGACTAGCACGTAGAAACTTTAACAAATCTTGGACACTATCTGAAGACTGTGTAGTTGATGAAGTTACATTTGAGAACGGATTACTTACAATAGAGCTAAAGAAAATTGTTCCAGAAAAACATGCACGTAAAGATTACATCTAAATAGGTGTATGGAATTACATCATGAAGAAAACTACTGGTGGGATCTGTTTAGTTGGAAAGAACTAGAACTCCTCATCAACTTAAGACCACTCATGTCTACCGACAGGGTGGTTCTTTTGCATTCAAAAAAAGGATATGAATGGAATTTAGATACTTGGTCTACACAAGATTCAGTTCCTGCTTCAGTTATTAAAGAAGTATTGGAGACTGGGTTTCTGTATATCAAAGAAGCATCTAGGTTTACCAGAAAGATTAATGAACTAGCAAAGGAAATAGAAAAAGAATATGGGTATCAAACTGATGCTCACATCTATGCAACTCTAAACCCAGACTTACCTCATCCTCTAGGTGCTCACATAGATGACAATGATAATGTTATAGTACAATGTGAAGGTGCAACTAACTGGAAGGTATGGGATAAGATGGATGTTATACCTGATAGTAGAAAGGATTGGGTAAATCTAGATTTGGATAAACCTCCTGCACTAGATGTAACGTTACTACCAGGTGATGCTGTGTGGATTCCAAAATACTATCCGCATCTTGCAACTTCTGAAGATGATAGACTATCAGTAAGTTTTCCTTCAAGGGGTGATAAAGGTGTTACATTCCAAGACAGAGAATGGTTAACTTTAGACAAAATGTAATAGATAAGAAGGTTTATTAAAAGAACTATGAAAGCATTAGCAGTTGCATTACTTCCTTTACTACTGACAAGTAGTTGTGCGAATGCAAGAACAAGATTGAGTGGTGCAGGTGCATCATTTCCATCTAAGATCTATACTCGTTGGTTCTCAGACGTAGCAAAGTCTGGTGGAGCAAGAGTAAACTATCAGGCAGTTGGTTCTGGTAGTGGAAGAAAGGCATTTATTGACGAGACCGTAAACTTCGGTGCGTCTGATGATCCTATGAAACAAAAGGACATAGACAAAGTAACAAGAGGTTTAGTACAAATTCCTATGACAGGTGGAACTATTGCTTTTGGTTATAACAATCCTGACTGTGATCTTAAGTTAACTCAACAACAGGCAGTTGAAGTTGCTATGGGTATCATTACTAACTGGAAGGAAGTTGGATGTAATGATCAGAAGATGACTTGGGCACATAGATCTGATGGAGCTGGAACTACCAAGGCATTTACAAATAGTATGCAAGCATTCTCAGAAACTTGGACATTAGGTACAGGCAAATCTGTAGCGTGGCCAACAGGTGTGGGTGGTAAAGGTAATGCAGGAGTAGCAGGAATTATTAAGAATACACCTGGTGCTATCGGTTATGTAAATCAATCTTATATTGATGATGATGTAAGACCTGCAGCATTAGAAAACAAGTGGGGTGACTTTGTAAAACCATCTGTTGATGCAGGAGCAAAGGCACTTAATGGTATTGAACTTGATGAGAACCTTGCAGGTACAAATCCAAATCCAGAAACAGAAGGAGCATATCCTATTGCTACATTGACTTGGATACTTGCATATGAAACTGGTAATGGTAGAAACACTGAAGCAATCAAGACAACTCTGTCAACTCTATTGAGTGATGAGTATCAGGACAAAGCACCTAAGTTAGGTTTCGTTCCTCTTAAGGGTGACATTCTTGAGAAGGCAAGAACAGCAGTTGACAAGATCGGCAAATAAGTATATAATCCTAGTATGATTGAATTAACTCTTACTTCACTTCTAATGTTCATGGGAGGAAACTTCTGTGAATATGCTCAAGAAGGGCATGATGATTACAAGTCATTGCTAATGGCGTACAGTGATGCTAGTGCAGAGTATGGAGTAGAGGAAGTTAAGAAAGTGATCGAACAGTCTGGAGATATTAAACTCCAAGCAAAAGCAGTTATCTTACTTAAGTGTCCTCAAGTCATTCTAAAGTGATATATAGTATACAACTGAAGAGACCTCCAAGGGGTCTCTTTTCTATTGGAATAAACTATGAATTACTACTTGAATTGTAAACCTAATAATTATACAGGTGATTACGATTTAATAACTTTAGACTTGCCAAGTGACATGTCTGGTGATATAATGAAATACGTTAGACCTTTGGCAGAGGAATACAACAAATCTGAAACCAGAGTTCTGAAGGACATCATTAAAAATTCTATCTACGAAATCGAAAGGAGAGAAAATGAGCGTAAGAATCGTAAGAACAAAAAATGGTGAAGACATCATTTGCGATCTTTATGAGGTAACTACTAAAGAAAAACCAGAAGAACCTGTTGCGTTTCAATTATCACATCCATACAATGTATGGTTGGAGGGTGTTGATGAACCTAGAGTTCTTATCGAAACAGATGCACAACCAGAGGTTCAAAAACTTCCTGATCCCCAAATTCATTTCAGACCTTGGGCACCTTTATCAGTATCTAAAAAAATTATGATAAAGATGGATGAAGTCGTATCAGCATACGAAACTTATCCAGAGGTTATTAAAAAGTACAATCATCTAGTGGAGGCAGACAGTGGAAGAGGAGATGCTACAACAGCAGATCAAAGTGATCTTATTGAGACAAAGGAAGGAATACCTGTTGGGGAAGGTGACGGAGCTTGACGAGGAGCCAAGCTTATTGATTGAAAATTGTTTTGAGATTATTTCTGATACAGAGATAAGACCATTTCCATCATTCACATCCCAACGTGACATGTTCTTGACATCCGAGACAGTCTTGACTATACTTGATCCTAGTCCTGCTATTGAGAAACTTTACAAAAAACAGTGAGCAAGTTTTATACTAACATCCAACTAGCAGGAGATACAATCCTGTATAGAGGGTATGAGAATGGAAAACCTGTGCAGTTTCGTTCTCATTTTTCTCCTACATTATATGTCTTATCAAAAAATAAAGAGAAGTTTCAAACTCTTGATGGAAGATATGTCTCACCTGTTAAGTTTGACAAACCAAGAGAAGGTAGAGAATTTATTCGTCAGTATGATGGTGTAGAAGGTTTTGAAGTTCATGGGTATGAACGTTTCGTATATCAATATATCAGACAAGAGTTTCCTGATGACGTAGATTATAATGTCAATCAGATAAAGATGTACGCAATGGACATCGAGGTTCAATGCGAAAACGGTTTCCCTGATGTAGAAGCAGCAGCAGAAGAAATGCTATCAATCACCATTAAAGATATGGTGACTAAAAAGTTTTACATCTGGGCAGTCAAAGATTTTAATACAGAACACCAGAAGTTTATATTTGATACTGAACGTGAGATGCTTATGCATTTCATAGACTGGTGGGTGAAACACACCCCAGATATCTTGACAGGATGGAATGTAAACCTTTATGATGTACCATACATATGTCGTAGGGTTAAAAGAATCCTAGGTTCCAAATGGATGAACTCTATTTCACCTTGGAATCGTGCAAATGAGAGGGAAGTTTATGTCCAAGGACGCAAGAACTATGCTTATGATGTTAGTGGGGTTAACATTCTTGACTATCTCGACCTTTACCGTAAGTTTACTTATAGTAACCAAGAATCCTATCGACTTGATCACATCGCTCATGTCGAGTTAGGACAACGTAAGGTTGACCATAGTGAGTATGAAAACTTCAAAGATTTCTATACATCAGATTGGCAGAAGTTTATTGAATATAACATTCAAGATACAGAATTGATTGATCGTCTTGAAGAGAAGATGAAGTTATTAGATCTTGCCATAACTATGAGTTATGATGCCAAGGTTAACTTTGAAGATGTGTACTCACAGGTTCGTATGTGGGATACAATGATCTACAACTATCTTACTGATAGAAATATTGTTGTCCCCCCTAAGAAGGGTGCAAAGAAAGATGAAAAGTATGCAGGTGCCTATGTTAAAGAACCGATACCAGGAAAGTATGATTGGGTGGTTAGTTTTGACCTTAATAGTCTGTATCCTCACCTTATCATGCAGTACAATATCTCGCCAGAAACACTCTGGGAGACTAGACATCCCAGTGCGAGCGTTGAAAGGATTTTAAATGAAGAGATAACCATCGAAGATGATGTATGTGTATGTGCTAATGGTGCACAGTATCGTAAAGACATACAAGGTTTCTTACCTGAGATGATGGATAAGATCTACAAAGAACGTACGATCTATAAAAAGAAAATGCTCGCAGCAAAACAAGCATATGAAAAAGCACCGACTGATAAACTACAAAGAGATATCTCCAAGTTTAATAACATTCAGATGGCGAGAAAGATCCAACTTAATAGTGCTTATGGTGCTATTGGTAATCAATACTTTCGCTATTACAACCTTGCCAACGCAGAAGCTATTACTCTATCTGGTCAGGTTTCTATTCGTTGGATTGAAGGACGTATGAATAAATATCTAAACAAGATTCTTAAGACGGAGGATGTAGATTATGTCATTGCAAGTGATACTGATAGCATATATCTTAATCTCGGTCCTTTGGTTCAAAGTGTATACAAGGGGAGAGAGAAGGATGATAAAGTCATCGTTAGCTTCCTTGATAAGGTGTGTGATGTGGAATTTGAGAAATATATTTCGGATTCTTATCAAGCGTTGGCCAACTACGTAAACGCTTATGACCAGAAGATGTTTATGAAACGTGAGACCATTGCCAACAAAGGTATATGGACTGCAAAGAAAAGATATATTTTAAATGCATGGGACATAGAAGGTGTAAGATTTGATCAACCTAAACTAAAAGTTATGGGTATTGAAGCGGTCAAGTCTAGTACACCTGGTGCATGCAGAGAGAAAATTAAAGAGTGCTTGACTGTTATCATGAATGAAGGAGAAGAGGCAGCACAGGAGTTCATTGCAAACTTTAAAGATCACTTCAACGAGTTACCTGTTGAAGACATATCATTCCCCAGAGGATGCAATGGGATAAATAAATGGGCGAACCCATCCAGTATCTATAGTAAAGGAACACCCATTCATGTTCGTGGTGCGTTGTTATACAACCACTACAATAAGAAGAATAACTTAATGCACAAATATCCCCTTATACAAGACGGTGAAAAAATTAAATTTGTTTATTTAAAAACACCTAATAAGTTTGGAGAAAATGTAGTGTCATTTATCAGCACCTTCCCAAAGGAGTTTGGACTTGACAAACAGGTGGATTATGAGTTACAATTTGAGAAGAGTTTCCTTGACCCAATAAAGGTTATATTAGATACAATAGGATGGAAGTCGGAAAAGGTAGCAAGTTTGGAGTTTCTTTTTGGATGACTATTTTTATTGTTGAATATAAAAAAGCATTTGGTGCAGGTGAGCACATGCAGGAAAAGGAATTTCACGATGAGGTAGAAGCACGTTGGTTTGAAAAAGCAAAGCAACGTTCTAATCACATCACTAAACTTACTAAACGTTCCCCTTAACATGAATTTTCTCAAAGATGTAGCAACGGAGATTGACAATGAATATGCTGCACTTGTCAGCGACGGAGTTTCAGCTGGTGATACAAGCGGTTTTATCGACACTGGTAGCCATGTATTTAATGCTTTATTATCTGGGTCGATCTATGGAGGCATCCCAGGAAACAAGATCACTGCTCTCGCAGGAGAGTCAAGTACTGGTAAGACTTATTTTTGTCTCGGCATCGTTCAGCATTTCCTTGAGTCTGATCCCGATTCTGGTGTCATATATTTCGAGTCCGAATCTGCCCTTTCTAAAGAGTTAATAGAGAGTAGAGGTATAGACTCATCACGTATGTTGATAGTTCCTATTACTACTGTCCAAGAATTTAGAACTCAAGCAATAAGAATTTTAGATAAATACCTTCAACAGAGTGATCGCAAACCATTAATGTTTGTGTTAGACTCTCTTGGTATGCTTTCCACAACGAAAGAAGTTGAAGACGCTGAAGCAGGTAAAGAAACACGAGACATGACTCGTGCTCAAATTGTTAAGTCAATCTTTAGAGTTTTAACTTTAAAACTTGGAAAAGCAAATGTTCCCTTAATAGTTACAAATCACACTTATGATGTCGTCGGATCTTATATCCCTACTAAAGAAATGGGAGGAGGCTCTGGTCTCAAGTACGCCGCGTCTACGATCATTTATCTTTCTAAGAAAAAAGAAAAGGATAAGACGGAAGTTGTTGGTAACATTATTAAGGCTAAGACGGCTAAAAGTAGACTTACAAAAGAAAACTCCGACATAGAAACTAGACTGTTCTATGATGAAAGAGGTCTAGACAAATACTATGGACTCTTAGAATTAGGTGAGAAGTATGGAATCTTTGAACGCAAAGGAAATAGGATCGTTGTTGGTGATAGCAGTGTATATCCTTCTGCAATACTTAAGGATCCAGAAACATATTTCACCGAAGAGATAATGGAGAAACTAGACGTAGCTGCTGCCAAAGAGTTTAGTTATGGCAACTAGATTATCAGATTATATTAAGACATATGATGACAAACTTGATAAGTCTTTTTGTGAAACTATCATTAACACGTTTCATGAATCCGACAGCATATATGTTGATCGAGAGCAGCGACCAACTTTCCGAGAGTTAAATATATCAGAAAGGTATTTGAATAAAGATCCTAAATGGATGTCTATTCAAGCAAGACTATCTGACATCTTAACTGTAAGTGCTAAAAGTTATATTAATTATTTGGATGTAGGACCTGACTTTCCTGCACAGTACGGATTTGAACAGTTCCGTATGAAGATGTATGATAATAATGGTAAAGATCAATTCAAAGATCATGTTGATGTTGGAGACTATGCTTCTGCTAAAAGGTTTCTTGTTATGTTTCTATATCTAAATGATGTAGAAGAAGGAGGAGAAACAAATTTCCCTAAACTTGATGTTGCAATAAAACCGAAATGTGGTAGAATACTTTTGTTCCCTGCTAATTGGCAGTATAGACACTCAGGACTACCACCAGTGTCATCTCAAAAATACATTGTTGGTTCTTATTTACACTACACATGAATCTAGAAGTTACCATACTGAATAATCTGATATCAAATGAAGAGTTTACCCGCAAGGTATTACCTTTCTTGAAGTCAGATTATTTTACTGTACGATCATACAAGATAATCTTCGCTGAAATCCATGAGTATATTTCTAATTACAATGCATTGCCTTCTCTGAATGCATTGAGTATTGAGTGTCAAGAAAGAACTGATTTATCAGAGAGTCAGTTCAAAGATATTATGGAGGTATTAAGTGGCTTATCCAATGAGAAAGCAGAACTGGATTGGATCATTGATTCAACGGAAAAGTGGTGTCAGGAAAGAGCGATTTATCTCTCACTTATGGAGAGTGTCAAGATCGCAGATGGACAGGATGAAAAGAGGGATAAGGGGGCTATTCCACAAATACTAAGTGATGCATTAGGTGTGTCGTTTGACCAAAATGTAGGTCATGATTACTTACAGAACTACGAAGAAAGATACGACTTCTACCATAAGACTGAGGAAAAGATTCCTTTTGACTTGGAGTTCTTTAACAAGATTACAAAGGGTGGTCTTCCTAACAAGACTCTCAATGTTGCTCTTGCAGGGACTGGTGTGGGTAAGTCTCTTTTTATGTGCCATGTCACTAGTAGTTGTTTGCTCCAAGGTAAGAACGTTCTCTATATTACTATGGAGATGGCAGAGGAAAAGATTGCCGAAAGAATAGATGCTAATCTATTGAACGTTCCTATTCAAAAATTACATGACTTACCAAGAGCAATGTACGAGAATAAAATATCTGCATTAAGTAAGAAGACTCAAGGTAAATTAATTATCAAAGAATATCCTACAGCATCTGCACATGTAGGACATTTCAAAGCATTATTAAATGAATTAGAACTGAAGAGAAATATTAAACCTGATATTATATTCGTAGACTATCTAAATATCTGTGCCTCTCAGAGGTATAAAGGATCTATAGTAAACTCGTATACCTATGTTAAAGCGATTGCTGAAGAACTCCGTGGTCTTGCAGTTGAGACTAATGTACCTATCGTCACCGCTACTCAGACGACTCGTTCTGGCTTTGGGAGTAGTGATGTTGATCTTACTGATACAAGTGAATCCTTTGGTCTTCCCGCAACTGCTGATCTTATGTTTGCTCTTATATCTACGGAGGAATTGGAAGAACAGAATCAAATAATGGTCAAGCAATTAAAGAATAGATACTATGATCCTACTTTGAACAAAAGATTTTGCTTAGGTATTGACAGATCTAAGATGAGGTTGTATGATGTTGATGAAGCACAGAAAGATCTCGTTGACGCAGGTGTTGAAGATAAGATCATTAAAAAAATTTCTGGTAAAAAATCCTTCGCTGAATTAAAGTATGATTGATTTTCTAAAGTATACAAAGTTTGTTAATGCTGTAACTTCTAATGAAAGTAAGTACGGTGGGCATTTCCAAGATCGTCTAAGAGAATTATATTCTAAAGACTTCTCTTCACATAGAGCATTGACTGCTGCACTAGGATTATGTGCTGAGTCAGGAGAATTTACTGAAATAGTAAAGAAGATATTATTCCAAGGTAAACCAGTTACTCAAGAGAATCTAACTCATATGAAACGTGAACTAGGTGATATCATGTGGTATTTTATACAGGCATGTATAGCACTAGATGTATCACCAGAAGAGATTATAGAAATGAATGTAGATAAGTTAAAGAGTAGATATCCTGGTGGAGAGTTTGATGTTCATTACTCAGAAAATAGAAAGGAAGGAGATCTATGAACTGTTGGCATTGTCAGACTGAATTGATCTGGGGTTGTGATTATAGTATGGATGAGATAAATGATGGTGATGAATCTGAATATGATTTCTATTCAACATTTACATGTCCTAAGTGTGAATCATATGTAGAAGTGTTTCATCACAAATAATGGCATACTTAGTTCATCCTCTACCACCTAGAAAAGTCTGGGTGAAGAAAGAATATCTATACGATCTTGAGAAAGGATACGGTGAATTGACACCTGGTCTATGGATTTCTGTACGAAGCATACAGGCAAAGGCATTATACTTTGAGACATTACTAACTGACTACGGTGCACTGTTTGACAAGTTACCATTGAGTGCATTTGTATGGAAAGAAGATATAGATTGGGACAATCAATTACCATTAGATGTATTAGAACTATGGGATTGTTTTGATTATAATATTACTGTAGTAGAAAAACCTATACTAGGTAGATGTCAGTTCTTTGGTAAGGATAGAAAGATGCATGCAGGAGAGTATGAGTTTACTATTGATACTGCACATCCAGACTTCTCTGTATTAGATACTAACTTCTCAGAGCATGATCCTGAGCATAAGACATTTAATATTATTGCACTAGACAATGGACAGTTTGCTGCACAACCAAACAATAGATGTCAGTTCTTTGATAACAGTTTAGTTGATAATGATAATCTAAAGATACCTGATTTCAAGGTGTGTACACAGAACTATGCAGTAGAGACACTACCTAAATGGTGGTCAGTAGGACATACAGATGAGTGGGCATACAAAACACAAGAGGAAGAACCAGAAGTATACTGGTCAAGTAAGGCATTAGATGACTTAGATGAAATAAATAAAAATAAAAACGATGGCGAAGGCAAAGATTGATGCCAACCGAGGAGATTTATTTGAAGCATTTTTTGCAGCAGCAGTAGCAGCAAGATTTGTTAAGAGGATGGAGAAAAAAACTGAGAGGAAACTACCTCTAGTTGAAGGTAAAGATGTTGATAAGGTTCTCACTGAAATGATGAAGAGAGGATATAAGAAAAAAGTAAATGATGTTGGCAGTGCAATTATGGATACTGTATCAGTTAGTGTTTCTATACCTGCAAAGGCAACAGCATTTCTACAGAAGAAAGAGAACTGGAAAAAGGTAACTGATCTTAGGGATGGTGCTATTAGATTTGTTAATGGTAATCAAAAGATTAATATACAATCAAAAGATCTATCTCTCAATGTCAAAGATGATACTATAAAAGTAATAGCAGCAGGAACAGAAGATCAGAAAGGTACTAAGGCAGACGTTAAGGTAGAAATAAAATCAAAAGATAAAAAATATAAGACTACAGATTACTCTCTTAAAGTATCTGGTGGTGAACAGTTCCATCAGGTATCTGGATTAGGATTTGATAAGTTTGTCAATATATTTGGTGAGATGGGACTGAGTGTCAAAGAATCTCAAGCGATATATGAGAAGAAATTAACCGAGTTCTTTGACAATGAAGTATACACTAAGAAATATTCTAGTAGAGAAGATGCTGAGAAAACTGGTGGCGGTGATAACTTAAAAGAATCAGCAAAGGTTGTATATGAACAGGCACAAAGAACACTTGAGAAAGGATTGAACGCAAACTTTGCATCAGATGTAAAGAAAAAGTTTGCAGACTATATTGTATTTGGATTGTCTAGAAATGTAGAGACTGAACTAGTTAAATTTGAGAGTGAAAAAGAAGTTAAAAGTTTTGTTATCAATGAACAGTTCAAAGAACAACTACTACAAGGACGTTATACTACTGAACTAGTTAAGACAGGTAGTCCTACTGTTAAAATATATCGTGCAGATGATACTGGTAAGAAATTAGCAGGTAAAGAAAACTTTATCATGCAGATCAGATATAAACTTGAGGTTGCTAGTAGTTCATCTCAAGGTACTAAAGTATATAAATTCTATCCAAGGCACTATCTAGAGGCACAACCAGGTATGTTTTCACTTTAGCCTAAATAATATTTGAGAGCGACCTCATTCCTATTATAAATGAAGAAATTTAGTTTATTCCTTGCTGAAGCAGAAAGAACAATGGCAGCAAAGGAAGCAGAAAAACGAAATCTTAGACACGTGGGTTACGGAAAGTATGCCGATCAAGCTGGCAATGTAACACACATGTCAAAAGCAGGGAAGCTTGTAAGACTTACAGCAGCAGAATTAGCAAAAGGAGATGCAACCAATGGAGGAGAAGAAACGACATCTGGCGATGGTCAGGTCGATCAAGGTAGCATATCTATTACTTTTGGAAGATTTAATCCTCCAACTACAGGACATGAGGCACTCATAAAAAAAGTAGCAGAGAGTGCAAAAAATGGAGAGTATCGAATATACCCCTCAAGGACGCAGGATGATAAGAAGAATCCCCTTGACCCTTCGACGAAGGTTAAGTTTATGCATAAGGCGTACCCAGATCATACGAACGCTATTGTCTCTAATGAAGAAATGCGTACAATATTTGATGTTCTGGAAGCGTTAGACTCAGAAGGATATAGTGATGTTAATATTATTGTAGGTGGTGATAGAGTTAGTGAGTTTAATTCACTAGCACAGAAATATAATGGACAAGCTTATACATTTGAAAACATAATGGTGACATCAGCAGGTGATAGAGATCCTGATGGTGAAGGCATAGAAGGTATGTCTGCATCTAAACAACGTAAGTTGGCATCTGAAAATAATTACGCTGAGTTTGAAAAGGGATGTCCTAAAGGATTAAAACCAAAAGACAGACAGGAACTGTTTAATACACTCAAAGGAGCAATGAAAGTTGAAGAGTGTGTAGATGATTTTAATGAAGTTTCGTTTCATTTATATGAGATAGCACCTAAATTAGATCCGAAGGGGCTGCGTGAAGCATACCTCACAGAAGGACTATTTTCTATAGGTAGTTATGTCGAGAACCTCAACACAGGGATCATTTCTAAAGTTGTTAGTCGTGGCAGCAATTACGTCATCTCTATTGATGAGCATGATAATATATTTCGCAGTTGGTTAAAAGACTTAGTAGAAACAGATTTTGATGAATCCCAATGGTCTGAACCTGCTACACGTGAGTTCGGAACAGATAGTTTAGATGCTTACGTGCGTAAATTAACGCCAGGACAATTTCTAAAGAAGATAAATAAAAAGGAGAAAGTACTGCAATGACAATGAAGACCTTTACTGACATACAATTACCTGATATGAGCGATGCATATCGTCAGGTGCAAGCCATAGCTGAAAAGAAAGCAAAGAAAGATTACGATGGTGATGGCAAGATCGAAAGTGGATCAGAAGAACATGCAGGAGCAGTTCATAATGCTATCCAAAAGAAGAAAGGTCTAAAACCTGACGGAAAAGACACTCGTAAGGAAGAGGTAGAAGTAGATGAAGCTACACTAGCAACAGCACGTAAGAATATTGGTAGAGATCCTAAGAAAAAATCTTGTTGGAAAGGTTACACAGCAACAGGCACTAAGATGAAGGATGGTAGAGCAGTACCTGATTGTAAGAAAGAAGAGGTAGAACAAATTGATGAGATATCTGCAGACCTAGCACTCAAAGCTTCTAAAAAAGCAGACATAGAGAGAGGAAAGGCAGCACATGCAGGTGACAAAGAAAGAGCAGTGTCTAAATTACAGCAAGCAAAACGTTTATACAAGAAGCAAGCCGCAAAAAGATTAGGAAAGTAGTAATGCTTAGTTTTAAATCTCTATCTGAAAAGAAAACTAAAATCAAAATCAATCCCAAAAAAGAAGACATAACTGAAGGTTCTGGGGATGATGTTGATTTGAAAAAGAATCACGGTGATGACTGTGATTGTATGAAGTGTGAGTCAAAACGTCGTAAGGAAGACATTGATGAGGCAAAGGTTGACAAGTTATTACCAGATCATAAGAGATCAGGTAAGAGACTAGAACGTTATGGTAATCCTCATGGATCTCTTGCACTTGGCGGTGGTATCCAAAGAGATAGAAGAGCAGATCATGCAGAGAGAAGAGGTAAGAAAACTAGAGGATTGAAAGAAGTCATTCAGATGACTAAGAAAGCATACAACAAACTTCACAAAGATTTTAAGAGTGATGATCCTAAGAAACCTAGGACTACAAAGTATGTGCCAGGTAAAGGAACAGTATCAATGCCTGTCAAGTTTGTTGATGAAGCAAAGGTAGATAAAGGACGTAGTGATTATGGTAAAGCATCTATAAGAAACTATAGAAGAAAAGGACCAGGTCATGATGATCCTGGTATGTTTGACCCAGAAGGTAAGAGAGGTAAGACAATAGAACTACGTCGAAAAGAGCACAAAGAACGTAGAGGTGTTAAAGGTGCAAAGGTTCCTGCGTACAAGAGGGAAGATGTAGAAATGGAAGGAACATCTTATGGTATCTTTAAAGGTGATGGTAAACCTAAAGGTGCAATGGCAGCATTTGTTAAGAAAGCTAAGAAGAAAAAGGATGCCATAATGTCTGTAGGTACTCCTCCAACAGTAAAGGAAAGTAAGGGACATAAGGGTGATGACTCATTTATAGAAGGTGAAACAGGAAGTAAGAGAGCAAGAAGAAATACAACCTCTGCTATGAATAGATCTGGTATGGGTATGGCTAAACCAGAACGTGAACAAAAAGAAAGACGAGAGAGACATAAGGCAGACAGAGGAAAGAAAACTAAGGGAACTAAGGCAGGACATAGTGGTAGTGCATATCCACAGAGGAGTCATACTATAGACACAATGTATCCTCATAAGAAGGAAGCACGTCTTAAAGCAAAAGCTGCAGCAAGAAAGAAACTAAAAGAGATGATGGAGGGAGCAGCATGGACAAAAAAGTCAGGTAAGTCTGCCTCTGGTGGACTTAATGAAAAAGGAAGAAAGTCCTACGAGAAAGAAAATCCTGGTTCAGATCTCAAAGCACCTGTAACTGACCCTAATCCAAAGAAAGGTGGTAAGGCAGAAGGCAGACAAAATTCATTCTGTAAGAGAATGAAGGGTATGAAAAAGAAACTTACCTCAGCTAAGACTGCAAGAGATCCAGATTCAAGAATTAATAAGTCACTTAGAAAATGGAGATGTAATGAGAGCGACACTCTAGAAAAGTTCTCATCCTTAAGTCTTATAGATAGTGTACAAACTCAGGAGAATGTCTATGGTAGTCAAGAAAAAATCTCAGAAAAGACAACAGAAGAGACAAAACTTGACAAAACGGTTGACGAAGCAACCAGATATAAAAAAGAAACTGGTAACTACGTAAAGGGCGGGACTAAAAAACCTACCTCTCCAAAGAGAAAAGACGCAGCATTAGACGCAGTGCTATCAAAAATTACAAGCAAGTATGGTAAGAATGCCATCATGCGACAGGGTAGTAAACAGTCTAAGAAAGTTAAAGGTGCGAAATCTACTGCAGGAACTGGTAAATACAAGAAGGCAGCAGATGATAAGAAGCAACTGAAGAAAGATGCTAAGGAAATGGGTTATGGTAAGGATACTAAAGGGTATATCGAAACCAAAGCTAGATACGGTAGCAAAGAAAACATGAAGAAAGGTCGCGGTTTAGGAACTTAGGTGCTATAATAGAGATATGAATATACTACCCGACGAATTTAATCCAGTTGTACTTAAAGAGAAGTATGGTGACACTTTTGATGACGAAAAATATAGACAGGCATCAAAGAAAAAAGAAGCTGAACTGAAAAAGAAGAAAGGCATCATGATGCATGGCAAGAAAAAGTATGCAGAGATTGTTGCTAAAGGTAAAAAAGCAAAAGAAAAGATCAGAGACCCTAGAGGAATTAAGTTTAAAGATAAGAAGGGCGAAGGTTATATGAAGGGCGGTAAAAAAACATACGCTTAGTCTCATATATAGTGTGAAGTAATTATTATTAGATCATGCTATCATTTCTACTACCATTCGCTAAGAAAATTGTTGCAGACGCAGTAAATAAAATTCCAGATGACGGAGAGTTGGGTGAAAAACTCATCGACCTTTGCATTATCGTTCTGGAAAAGGCAGTTAAACTGACTAAAACTACTGCTGATGACAAACTACTAGAGACAGTTAAGTCTGCTTTGCAAACACGTAGTTAAACATACCAAAATAGGGGGTCTTGAACCCCTATTTTTTATAAATAATCTCAGATAGGAATAAGCTAGGAGTACTGAAAAAATGGCACTATACGGTGTAACCGATGCTGATGAAGCAAAGCCAAAGTGGGCTGTAAGGGGTGGAGCAGTTGATCCATCAAATATCTTTGCAACTTCACAAGGTTGGGTTCTTCGTCACTATAAGAAAGGAGATCAATCAGAATACTGGGATGAGATTTTAGTCGCAGTTGATGGTTTGGTTGGAGCAGGTTCAAGAGGAACCAACACCCTAGGTGGTGCTGATATTACTGCAGTATTCTTTGAAGAGAGTACATACGCAGCAGCAGCGACTGGAACTGTTGTAGTTATCTACAATGAGCTAGTTGATGTAACTGCAGGTGCTACTCTTGTGGTAACCAATACTACTGATAGTGCTAGTATTACTGCTACATATGCTAGAGGAACAGGTACTAACCGTATCGAGTTTGACTTTACATGTGCTGCAGCAAGTAAGGTACATACTATTGGTGCTCAAACAATCTCTGGAACAATCGTTGACGCAGGTACTTCTACCGCATCAGACAAAGTATTCGTTCTAGGTGATACAGTCGGAGCAGGTGGTTCTGGTTCTACCAAGACAATTACTACAACTTAATAAATGAAATTTGACGAACTGAATGAGGAGACCTACATTCTGTTCGCCATCAAACATTATGAGAATCCTCATTGTGTCACACGTGAGGATTTTGATGAAGACATGAAGCGTTTTAAGTATCTAAAACGACTCTTAAAACGTTATGTTAGAGGGGGTCCGTTGAGGACTCATCTTATTATTAACCATCTTATCATCCTTTATAATGTATTTGGCGAGGCAGCAACTCCCCTTATCTTTTATAGACTCGAACGAGAGTATTGGTCAATACTCAAAACTATATTAATCTATTTGAATAAATATCCAGTAGGGATGCTTCCCGACTTGGATGTAGATGAAGACATCAACGACGAGCTTACAAACATATGAACGAAGAAATGATGACAACGGGTACAGGAGGTTTTAGCGGTAGTGCTAATGCCAAAGGTCCTGTTGCAGGTTTCGATCCTGTTATGAAGTTCAGAAAAAAGATGGCAAAGCGAAAGAAGATCAAAGAAGACAATGAAATAGATCGCCCTATTGATATGAGTGGTCGCTCTAGATTATTTCAATATAAAGTTAATATACCAAAGGTCGGTGAAACTATAGTATATGCAAATTCACCTGCACAACTGACACAGAAACTTCGTCTGTTGATCAACCCTCGTTACAGAGGAGACATCAAGATTGAAAGAATATTACCTGCCAATGCTGCTAAGTTCTTTATGGACAAGCGTATGGCACACATGAAAAACGTTGACACCACTGCACAGGCAAACAAACGTCTGTATGCTAAGGAAGAATTAGAACAGAAGTTCAAGAATCAACAAGCACAAGCTAAGGTAGCAATAGAAAAGAAAAAGGTTCAGCTGAAGAAGCAACAACTTCAGAAGCAACTACAAATGAAGACACAAAGTTTAAAGAAACAAGCGAGAGCAGGGACAGAACAAGACGAGACAAGGTAATGTCTGACATAAATGCAGCAATAATAGAAAGACTCGAAAAAGTAGTTGACACTCTTCAAGAAAACAGTGTGAAGATGGGTCAACTTCTTGCTGTACACAATGAGAAATTAGATAAGCAAGACAAAGTAGATGAAGTTTTGTTCGAGAAGTTAGATAATTTAAACAGAGATATTAATAGAGAAACAAATGCAATTAAGAAAGGTTGTGAAAGGGATATACGTAAGGTTGATGACCGTCTTAGACTCATTGAAAAAAAGATGTGGTCTATTTTTGGTGCTCTTACTGTTGTATCTTTCCTCGTGTCTGCACCAGGACAAGCACTCCTTAAAAACTTGACAAATAATAACAATACAAGTATGATAAGCGGACATACCGTCCATCTTAGTGACTGAATTTGTTGATGCACATTATGTAAATCTACTTTCTAACAGACTAGACAAGTTTGTCAGGAAGAAAACAGATGTATACAACTTCCGATGCCCTTACTGTGGTGATTCACAGAAACACAGGAACAAGGCAAGGGGGTATTTTTTTCGTGTAAAAACAGATTTAGTTTACAAGTGTCATAACTGCGGTGTTGGTAGAACTCTACCTAATTTTCTTAAAGACAACGCTCCTGACCTCTATGATGAGTACATCATGGAGAGGTATAAGAGTGGAACAACAGGTAAAGGATCGTATGTTCCTAAACCAAAATTTAACAAACCAGTTTTTAAGAAGAAGGAAGATCTCGAAAGTATTTCTTCTCTAAATAATGAGCACCCTGCCGTAAAATATCTTGCAGATAGACAAATTCCTAAAAAATTTTGGAACGAACTCTTTTACACAAAAGACTTCTGTACTTGGGTTAACAAAAACAAACCATCGTTTACTCAAATCAAAAACGATAAACCTAGGATCGTTATCCCATTCATTAAACCAAGCGAAAAAGAAGATGGAGGATATCATGAAGGATGGTTCGGATTCCAAGGACGATCCCTCGACCCCAAAGACCAACTAAGATATATCACTATCATGTTGGATGAAAATCAATCAAAAGTATATGGACTCCATAGAATTAATCCACATGAAAAAGTCTACATCGTCGAAGGACCCTTCGACTCGCTCTTCTTGGAAAACTCGGTTGGCATGGCTGGCTCCGACATTGATCCTAGGTCGTATAATTGGAGCGATTATATTTGGGTTTATGATAACGAACCTCGTAACAGAGAAATCGTCAAACGAATCTCAACCACCGTTGATAGAGGAGACAAGGTAGTAATATGGCCAAAACAAATACAACAAAAGGATATTAATGACATGCATCTAGCTGGACATAACGTTCAGTCTCTGGTAGAATCTAATACATACCACGGACTTCAAGCAAAAATCAAATTATCTGAGTGGAAAAAAGTATGACAAACGTAGTTAAGAGAAATGGTGAGACTGCACCCTTAGATTTAGAAAGAGTACACCACATAGTAGAACATGCTTGCAGAGGTCTTGCAGGTGTCTCTGAATCTGCAGTAGAAATGAACTCTGGTCTACAGTTTTTTGATGGTATTAAGACAGAAGACATTCAAGAAATTCTTATCCGTTCTGCTAATGATTTAATTACATTAGAGAACCCTAACTATCAGTATGTTGCTGCTAGACTTCTTTTATTTGGATTAAGAAAGGAAGTATATAAAGGACATCCAGATAAACATCCTACTTTAAGATCACATGTAGACCTTTGTATTGAGAAGGGTCTCTATGACTCCTCAATAGTAAAGAAGTTTACTGATAAAGAGTGGGAACTATTAGATTCTTACATTGATCATGATAGAGACTACCTATTTACCTATGCAGGTATACGTCAGGTAGTAGATAAATATCTTGTACAAGATCGTAGCACTGGTAAGGTCTTTGAGACACCACAATTCATGTATATGATGGTGGCAGCAACTCTCTTTCAAGATGATGATAAGTTCTATCGACTCGAGTACATTAAAAAGTATTATGACGCAATCTCAAAACACAAAATCAACATCCCAACACCGATCATGGGAGGAGTTAGAACCCCCATTCGTCAATTTGCAAGTTGCGTTTTGGTTGATTCTGATGACACCCTCGATAGTATCTTTAGCAGTGATATGGCTATTGGCAAATATGTCGCTCAGAGGGCAGGTATTGGTATCAACGCAGGTAGGATCCGTGGCATCAACAGTAAAATCAGGGGTGGAGAAGTTCAACATACTGGTGTCGTCCCCTTCCTTAAAAAATTCGAGAGCACTGTACGATGTTGTACGCAAAACGGTATCAGAGGTGGTTCAGCAACAGTCCACTTCCCAATCTGGCACCAAGAAATAGAAGACATCATTGTTCTCAAGAACAATAAAGGAACAGAAGATAATAGGGTTAGAAAATTAGACTATAGTATTCAGTTAAGTGGTCTCTTCTACAAGAGGTTCATATCTGATGGAGACATTACTTTGTTTTCACCACACAATGTACCAGGTTTGTATGAGGCATTTGGTCTACCAGAGTTTGATGAATTGTATGAGCAGTATGAACAGGATGAAACAGTTCCTAAGAAGACTATTAAAGCACAGACACTAATCCTTAACATGCTTAAGGAAAGAGCAGAGACTGGTCGTATCTATTTGATGAATATAGATCATTGTAATAGTCACTCATCATTCAAAGACAAGGTTAATATGAGTAACCTATGTCAGGAAATCACATTACCTACAGACCCCATTCAACATATTGATGGTGATGGTGAGATTGCATTGTGTATTCTATCTGCTATCAACGTAGGTAAGATTAATAGACTTGAAGAACTAGATGATTTATGTGATCTTGCAGTCAGAGGATTAGATGCATTGATAGACTATCAACAGTATCCTGTAAAGGCAGCAAAACACTCTACAATCAACCGTAGATCTTTGGGTATAGGATACATTGGTTTAGCACATTACCTTGCTAAGAACGGTGCTAAGTATGACTCACCAGAGGCAGTAAAATTAGTACATGATCTGACAGAAAGATTCCAGTATGCATTGCTACATTCATCTAATATGCTTGCTATGGAAAAAGGTGCTTGCGGTTATTTCGGTAAGACAAAATACGCTCAGGGAATACTACCAATAGATACATATAAGAGCGAGGTAGATGAGATAATATCAAATGACCTATCATGTGATTGGGAGTATCTCAGGGGGAGGATCATGGAGTACGGACTCAGGCACAGCACGTTGTCCGCACAGATGCCTTCGGAGAGCAGTTCCGTTGTGTCAAATGCAACCAATGGAATCGAACCACCTAGAGACTACTTGTCCATTAAAAAATCAAAGAAAGGACCTCTTAAGCAAATTGTTCCGTCTTATCAGTCCTTGAAGAATAACTATACTCTTTTGTGGGATATGAAATCCAACGAAGGATATATAAAAATCACTGCTGTAATGCAGAAGTTCTTCGATCAAGCGATCAGTGGTAACTGGTCTTATAATCCTGAGAACTATCCTGACAATGAAGTGCCTGTTAGTGTAATGGCAAATGATCTTCTAACAACATACAAGTATGGGTGGAAGACATCTTACTATCAGAATACATATGATGCTAAGAAAGATGGTGATGAAGTTGTTAGTCAAACTGACACTGTTGATAATCTAATCGAAAACCTACTATCCACCGAGGAGGAAGAGTGTGAGTCCTGTAAAATCTGAACCCAAAGGAATGACCGTATTTAATAGAGCAAAAGTAGAAACACCTAAACAACCAATGTTTTTTGGAGCACCATTGAGTGTTCAACGTTATGACAATTATAAGTATCCTACATTCGATAGGTTGACACAACAACAGTTAGGATATTTCTGGAGACCAGAAGAGGTCTCACTACAGAAAGATCGTGCAGATTATCAGAATCTTACAGACAATCAGAAGCATATCTTTACTAGTAATTTGAAGTATCAGATCATGCTTGATAGTGTACAAGGACGTGCACCAGGTATGGCTTTTATACCTTACTGTTCTCTACCAGAACTAGAAGCATGTATGCAGGTGTGGCAGTTTATGGAAATGATTCATAGTAGATCATACACATACATCATTAAGAATGTATATGCTAATCCTTCAGAAGTATTTGATACTATACTTGATGACGATAAGATCATGTCAAGATCAGAATCTGTAACTCAATCATATGATGAGTTCATACAGTACGCACAAGAGTATAGTAATGGTAGTTTATGGCAGAAGAACGCAAAGGATTCTCCTACTGCTAGGTGGACAGCAAAAGATTTAAAAAGAAAATTATATCTTGCAGTTGCTAACGTTAATATCTTAGAGGGTATTAGGTTCTATGTAAGTTTTGCATGTTCATTTGCTTTCGGTGAGAACAAACTCATGGAAGGATCAGCAAAGATACTATCTCTTATCTCTAGAGATGAATCTCAACATCTAGTTCTTACTCAACAAATATTAAAAAATTGGGAAAAGGGTGACGATCCAGACATGGTAGAGATAGCTAAAGAGGAAAAGGAAACTGTTTCTAAGATGTTTGAGAACTGTGTCAACGAAGAGAAGGCATGGGCAGACTATCTATTTAAAGATGGTAGTATGATTGGTCTAAATGCCAAACTGTTATATAATTATGTGGAGTGGATTGCTAACCGTCGTATGAAAGCGATTGGTTTAAAACCTATCTACGATCAACCATTAAGGAATAATCCTTTACCTTGGACTGAACACTGGTTAAACAGTAAAGGTCAACAAAACGCACCTCAAGAAACGGAGATAGAATCTTATGTCGTTGGAGGAATCAAGCAAGATGTCAAATCAGACACCTTCGCAGGATTTAAACTTTAGTTTGGAAGAATGTAAGAAAGCAATCATAGATGCTGCTGAAGAGTATGATAGATTGCTAGAAAAAGCAGGTAACGAATCACCTCCCGAAGGTACAGCAGAGGCAATGTGGGAGATGGAAAAGAAAATGTGGAGACAAAGGGAGCAACAACAATGAAATCATATCACATTTACCTAGAAGACAAGTGTCTGTTCAAAGATTTAAGTCAAGAAGAGTTTGACGTTGTATGGGGTAGGATATACAAGTCTTACTTTAAGGATGAACTTACCTACTCTGTGGTCAATAATGACTTAGCAACAGCAGAGCAAAGTTATTAAGTAAAAATACCTGTTGACAAATAATTAGGGTACTGTTATATTATAAATGTGCTGATCAACACATCGGGAGTGACTGAATAAACTTACTGGCATATAGCTAGTTAAGGTGATGAGACACAGGTGGTGCTGCTCCGAAAGGAGAATCGACTTACCAGTCGGGTCTTAGGCAGAGATGTTTTTCTAAACTGTAGAAATGCCCATCTCTTGTTGGTATACAGGATTCCAACCTCCCCCTTTACCCAACAACATTACAAAAAGCGTAGGGTTAATTCCCTAATTGGAGGGTTCGCATCCTCTTTTTATTTTACTAAATAATTATGTCATGTAATCATGACATTACGTTCATCTTGATACATTCAAGACGCAAGTAAGCCGACTCGGAACGGGTACGTTCATCCCTATGATTCCCACATTAATTGCCACTGCTATTACATTCTCCTGTGGAGATATCAATACTCTAGTAGATCGTGCTAAGTCATACCCTGACCTTAGCAAAGAAGATAGACAAGAGATCATTGATTTGTATTACGACTTTGGTATGACTCAGGGTCTAGATTGTAGGGACGCAAAAGCCGACTGAAGGAACGGATTAAACATCCAACTACTTTAGGAGAACCAAATGGCACAAGTCACATACAGAGGTGTTAAGTATGACACCGACAGAAACAAAACTCAGCATAGCAATAAGGTCGAACTAACTTACCGTGGTGTAAGACAGGTTAAAGAACTTACTAACGTATAATGATTGTTACAGCAGAGATAATGATTGCAGCAGCAATCTTTCTCACAATCATAAACGCTGAGATTCAACTACTTTATAGGAAGTAAATTGTTTGTTTCAAAACACTGACCCCTTTTGACAGGGGTCTTTTTTATGGTATAATAAATATTGGAAATAATAATATGAAATGAAAATCTTTTTAGACTGCTCTGATCCTGATTTCATCAAAGATGCTTTTGATACAGGATTAGTTGATGGTATTACTACCAACCCTAGTTTGATGCTAAAGAATGGACATGATCCAGTCACAGTAATCAAACAGATTTCAGAGATCTTTCCTTTCCACTCAAGTATTTCAGCAGAAGTTGTAGGTGAAACTACAGAAGAAATGCTAGACATGGCAGATGAGTACGTAGATATAGGACCTAATATTACTATCAAGGTTCCTTTAACACCTGCAGGTCTAAAAGCATGTAAGAGTTTATCAGAGGATGACATCCCTGTTAACGTTACACTATGTTTTTCTACAGCACAAGCAATACTAGCATCAAAGGCAGGAGCAACATATGTTTCTCCTTTTGTTGGTCGTGTATATGATCAATCATTTGATGGATTAAAACTTATAGAGGAGATAGCAGATGTCTACGCTACACATCAATCTAAAACCCAAGTCCTTGCAGCATCTATTAGGGAAGTCGGTCAAGTATCCTCTGCTTTTAGAGTGGGTGCTGATATATGCACTATTCCTCCCAAAGTTTTTACAGGAATGTACAAACATATTCTCACAGATAAAGGGTTAGAATTGTTTGATGCTGACTGGTCAAAACTGG